ATGTCCCTGTCTGCGGTGGAGCCTGTGTCGTCTATCGGCATAAGGGTTTTAACCGTTATCTCTGTCTCATCTAGCAGAACTATTGGATTGTTCTGGTTCACCCACCCGTATCCCGCTGTCCCCGCGGCATCCGCCTCTCCTAAGAGGTTCAACTGGTGGTTGGTGGTGTCCACTTTGGCTACGAAGGCTTGGTCGGCGTCCATATCGCTGTCCCAGCCTTTCCGCCACCCACCTTCGAGGATTTCACCACTGAAGTTGTCTCCGCTGAACAACTGGAGAACAGGCACATCGCCGTCCTCGCCTGTGCGGGTGTGTATGTGGCTGCTATCTATTGCGTACTCGGTGCCATCCTCGTCCACCAGCACCACGCTCGTCGCCGAGACGGGTAGAGCTATCTCGTAGCTAGGCAACAGTGAACTCCTCCTCTGCCTCGAAGTCCACGTCAACCAAGTCCCCCATCCTCTCCAACACCAGCTCCCGTAGACGGGCGACCCGTTGCTGCTTCACGTACTCCACCACCCGCTCCCGCAGCTCAGCCCTCGACAGCCCCCTCAAATCCCGTAGCTGGTATGTCAGGGCTGAAACCCTGTTCTCGCCTAGGCAGTCGTACTCCACCTCCAGTTGAACCGAGTCGCCAACCGTGGCGATTCCACGTATCCGTATCACTCTTCACATTCCCCCTAAATATCCCAGTCGTTCTCCTCCTCCTCCAAGTCGAACACTATGTAGCCGTCTTGAAGCGTAGCGGTGCTCCCAAGGTAGAACAGTCTAAGCATCATCACGTAGCTGTGGCCCTCCGGCGACTCGTCGTCGAAATAGGTGTAGCCCCGCAACAGGTGGTAGCCGTCGTCTGGCTTCCCAGAGGTGCCGTGGGTGAACAGGCAGTAAACCGTGTAGCTGTTGTCAGGCGTCAAGTCCTCGCCGATGGGCCGGCTGCCGGGGACTTCGTGTACCACGGTGCCGTACTCGGCGTCGAGGAACAGCTCTTTGAGGCTTTGGAAGAGGGCTTCGCCTGCCTGTAGGACGGTGAGGCTTACCTGTGAGCCTTCGCGGACGTACTCGGAGGGCGACGATATTGTGAGTGAGCCTATCTTAGTCACGTCTAGTCCTCCTCAACTGGCTCTAGGACTGCTCGGAGCCTCCGCGTCAAAGTGATGTCGCCTGGGAGTTCCACTGTGTCGCCGTGTCTGAGAACCTGCCTCTGGTTCCTCACCACGAGTTTAAAAGGCGTTACACCCTTATATCTATACTTCAACCCGTTATCCACCTCAAAGCGTCGTCCACGCTCTTCAAATAGTTGAACAGCGTTCTGCCCCGTACCTCGGTGATGAGCTCCGCCCTCACAGATGACCCCGACGCTGAAAAGCTTCTGCTGAGCGACACGATTCGAGCCACGGTGTCCAGCGTCACGTCGCTCCCCAGCCGGCTCTTATACCGTATGGATAGCGTAACATAATCCCCTATTCCCAGCCCCCCAGCGTCGGTGGGGTCGATGAACTCAACTGTCACCCTGCGGATCACCTGGCTGTTCTTAGCGAGGAAATCCATCGCCCGCGTGTAGGCCATACCCTCAGCCACGAGGTCGGGGTCGCGGAGGACTGCCCAGTGCTCCCCGTAGAGGTCTACCTGTGTCTGGTCTATGAGCTCCGCCTCCGCCCGCGTCGGGGGCTCACCGTCGCCGAGGACTCTGACACAGTTGGCGTAGCTGTCCCAGTCCACGTATAGCTCGACGACCCGTATGTTTGGCTCCACGTCTAGGTGGCTCTCGCTGAGGTTGTTCCGCAGAACCACGGTGCTGCTTCTGTCGGTTCCCCGCTCCTCTACGAGGTGGAGGACTCCGCTGCTGTCGAGGTAGTATTCACCTCCACTTATCTTCCTCCACTTCTCCATGGCGGTGTAAATCGTGTCGTAGTCAACGTCAAGGGTTAAGGCGTCTACCATCTCCGTGAGAACAATGTCTGTGACCCTTACATCTGTACTTGTGAATTCTGCTTTGAGTTTGATGCTTGTCGTCGAGGCGGGAACGCCTGCCTTATCCAAGTCAAATCGCGATTTCTGACCAGACACTATCACACTGTCGTCCCCAGCGTCCAGCACACTCCAACTCGTGTCGTCTAAACTCGACCCAACGGCAACCATTCGTCCCCACCGTACCGCTGAGCCAGAGATGGTTATTGAATTGCTCTGAATCGTCCCAGTTGAAACACCTTCCCCTAGACACAGATAGTTGAATCCGAGAACCACACAATGCAAGTCATTTAAACCATCGAAGAAATAGCAGATTCCCTGCCCCACGTTGTTGTTCGGCTGGTATCCTTGGGGGCAGAAAGGCTTGGTCGTAGTTGTGGAGGAAATTTTAACGGCGTCATCAGCAACCCTGTTATACCATGTTCCCTCAAGCTTGTAGCTGAGGTAGCCGTTTCCACCAGTCTCGGCGTGCCAGTAGACATAGACATTTCCCGCGGCGTCGCAGCACGCCTGCGTGTACCCACTTGTAGGTTGTCTCCCCGCTGGCTCGGATTCAGTATGGTCTTCCACCAGCGTTACCGCCCCCCAAGTCCCTGCGTCCGCGTCGTAGCGACAATAGTTTATATCACACGCCCCTGCGAAGTCGTCCTCCCAGACAAGGTGAATATTGTAGTCGCTGTCCACGCCTCCGGTTACCTGTGTGGTGGCCGCGTTTAGGTCGTCTATCTTGTTCTGGAATGTGAGTGTTCCGAGGGACTCGTCCCAGAGCCAGTGCTCCAAATCGTTGTTCACAGTGTCGTCCACTATTACGTGGATGTCACCTGTTTCCTCGGCTATGAACATAGCTTTAATCGGGAGGCCACCTGTGTTCCCCTCATTCGTCCACGTTGATCCCCCGTCTTCGCTCTGGTAGACTGCGTTGTTGTAGGCTATCCATAGGTGTCCCTCCCTGTCGAGTGTCATCGCCCACTGTATCCAGCCTCCAACCACGTTGTCTTTGCGGAGGGCGAAGGTGATGCCGTCCCCGCTTATCGAGCCACGGTAGAGGTCTGTGTTCCCCCCAGCGTCCTCCACGAATAGGTAGATGTAGGTTCCGTCATATCCAACGGCCCACCTGTCGGACGTATTGGTATTCACCCCGCTGTCCGTGGCTCCCTTCCATGTGGCGTCTGAGAAGTCCAAGGCATCGTAGTAGATGTTTCCTGCTCCATCCTCCCAGAACAACCAAGCATAGGAGTCGTTGAGCGCCATAGCTCTAAATTGTACTTGAGGGGCGTTGCCAGTTATGCCGTCTTGGAACTCCACGTTGACCTCGAAAGACGCAGTTGGATCGTAGACAAGTGCTGTGTCAATATAGATTAACTGGAGGAAATCTAGTGACGTGTCGGCAGCCCAGAGCGGTGAGTCGTACCCAAATGAGCCTCCGATGTTGGCTGTGAACGGCGTGTTGCCCAGTATGTTGGCGGCGAACGTGCCTGTTGAGACATCCACGTAGCTCTCGTAGCCAGTCAAGTAGTCCATCAACTTAGCCGTGTGGTCAAAGCCCTTGATACGCGTCCGAGTCCCATCCAAGCCGTACGAGTAGGTCGGGCTCCCGATGCGCCCGCCGAAAATCTCCACGCCGTCAACCGCGACGGAGAGGGAGCCGAACGCCGTGAACTCCTCCGCGTAGGGGAGCACAAGGCTGCAGGTGCCAAGCGTGTCCACGGATTCCTCTATGCTCAGACTCTCGTAGTCCACCTCAACCCCGTCAACCGATACCACGGGCAGACTCTTTAAAATAGCTTAACCCCCCTCTTCACAAGCTCCTCCACAAACGCGTCGCCCAACTCACGGGCAACACTCCTCCTCCCAACAGACGAGCCAACATCCCCCGACACGTTAATCGTCACAGACACCTGGTTCACAGGAGCCCTCCCCGCGCCCTGCGGAGCTATGGCAACCGTCTCCCTGCCCGCCTCCCCCGCTAGGAACAGGGTTGGCCGCGTGACGGTGCCTATGAAGCCGTGCTGGGCTGGAACCACGCCAAGCTCCTCCAGGAACTCCCTGTAGTCGAAGCCTCTGAGGCTGCCATGCTTCCTGCGGTAGCTCTGCTTCGCCTCCCCTAGCGAGGGGATTTTGGGTGCAGGCTTCTCCGGCTCAGGCTCCGCTGGGGCTGGAGCCTCAACCCCCGGTGGAGCTGTGGGTGCTGGGAACTCGACGCCAAGCTCCTCCGCCGCCGACGCAACCCTCTCAAACGCAGCAGCCAGGCGGTTCATCGTGGACACCAGTATGTCTGCCTTCTCCTCGTACAGCGAGATTTTCTCGGTTAGCAAGTCGTACTCATCGGAGATGGGGCGCATCTTGAATAGGAGTTTGCTGTGCTGGTAGGCGAGGTCGCTGTACTTCTGGTTCACCGCCTCCAAGTACTGCTGCTCCCTGTCGCTCAGCGTGGATGATGTGTCGGCCATCTGCCTGCGTTCAACCATCAGGGTGTTGAGCCTGCGCCTCTGGTCGAAGGTGAGGAAGCCCTGCCGTGCTCCGAGGAGCTCCAACTGCGCGATTTCCTCGTCGAGGGAGGCTATCTCGGCTTCGCGTTCGCGTCTAAGCATCTCCACGGCTCTGCGGGCCTCCTCGTACTCTAGGCGGGCCTCGCTCATAGCGTATTCAAGTTGGCTTAGCTTGGAGTTGTACCTGTCCAACACCTCTGCGAGGGCGAGCTGCCTCCGCCTAAGCGGCTCTAGGGCCGATGCCAGGGATTCGTAGGCTTCAACCGCTTCCCTGTTTGTCCAGGTTGACGTGTCCACAGCGTCCTCGTATCGGGTTATCTCGCCTGTGGCGTATTTTACGGCGTTGGCAACGTTCACCTGTTGGAGTTGGTACTGCCTTAGAAGCTCGTTGTACTCCTCAACCGCCTTGGCGGCTTCATAGTACTCATCCTGCTGGCGTTGAAGATCTTCAATCGCACGTGAAACCTCGCTATTAACCTCCTCCTGGTTCCTGCGAACCCTCTCAGCGGCGTCCACATAGTCAAACAGGTTCACGTAAGCCTTGTAGGTTTCGAGGCTTGCGAAGCCCATCGACTTGGCGAACTCCTCCAACTCCTCGCGGGCGCTGAGAACCGAGCCCTCGAGCTCGTCAACCGCGTCGCTGGCTCCGCGGACGGCTTCCTCAAGGTTTGACTCAGTTGGAACTCCGTAGAGGCTTTCGCGGGCAGCAGTCATCAGGCGGTTGAGGGCGTCGGCAGCGGTGTTGATCGGCTCGAAGACGATGGCCCTAGCCCACACCAGTAGCCCTGTGCCGAGGAAGTTTTTAAAGCTCTTCCAGTTGTTTATGAACTCCTTGTAGCTCTTGTTCAACGGGTCTATGACTTCGCCGCTGCGTCTAAGAGCCTCGTTTCCACGCTCCAAGGCGAGGTTTAGAACCGCCTGCTGTTTCTCCGCGTCTGTTAGCTGAGTCGCGGTTTTCCCAAGGTTCTCCGCGTAGAGCCTGTACGCCTCGCTTGTGGTGAGGGTTATGCCGAGGTTCTTAAGGTGCTCGGCGCGCATCTTGCCCACGCCGTCAATCATGAGTTGAATGCCCTCGGCGGCGGTTCGATGGGCCTCCCCGAGGAGGGCTCCGATCCTGAACATTTCCTCTAGCTCGGAGGCGGGGATTCCCCGGGCGAGGGCTTCGTTGGCGGTTCTAAGGAGGTCTACGTCGCTGACAAGCCCCATGGTGGCGTCTCTGAGGTCTTGTAGGGTTAGCGCTGTGTCTCTGGTGAAGTTGAGGAAGTTTAGGCGTAGCTGGTTGAACGAGGCGGCTACCTCCATGGAGGATATGGCTGTCTCCCCCAGTGCTCTTAGGAGTTTGGCGACTATTATGCCGGTGGTGACGCTTAGGGCTCTGCGCATGATGTAGCTCTGCTGTATGATTTTGTTCTGCTCCGACCTGAGTTTGGCTAGCTCGGTTTCCCCGTGGACCCTGACGTAGACGTCTAGGACTGCTCTGCCTATGCTTATTTCACTCATCTCATCACCGCCGTGGCTCTAAACCTCTTTATCCTCCTGTTCAACCGTTTAACGGCTTTCACCCTCATCTTGTGCTTGCTCCTGTGAGCCGCAGGTATTAGGACTCCAACCGGGGCTTGATGGCTGAACCCAAACTCAATTCCACGGACATCTCCACGTCTCCAGCTACGCGGGTTCACCAAGGCGTAGTCAACGGGCACACCTGTGTTGGGGTTAACCACGTATCCCCCAGCCGTGACGCCTCCCTTGAACACGTTTCCAACCCGTTTAACCCTGCTACGCTTAGCTCGTATGCTCCTCTTATACGCCTCAGACACGATGTAGTTGGGCTTACCCGTCGATTCAGGCGTGCCAACTGGGGCGATTTTCTTAGCCTCATCCCTCAACACCTCGTCCATCCCAGCCACAGCCCACGGGATGCTGTCGAGGAAGTGTCTGAGGAACAGCCTCAACGCTAGGTTCGCCTTCGCCAAGTCGCCTGCGTCAGTTACAATCGTCGCAGCCATCTTCAACTATTCCTCCTGAGCCACCTCTGCCCCTCCTCACTCCTAACCCAGATGTAGAAGTCCAAGCCCGCTAGAAGCCACTCCACCTGCACAGGGGTTAGCTCCCCAACCTCGGCGGGGGTTAACCCGAGCTCTCTGCAGAGGATCCAGATGTTAGCTGCTCTAGGGTTCGCCTTGAAATACTCTCTACGTGTCGCCAAGCTGGAAGTAAAAAACGGCTCTCCTCCTGGGTTATCGACACGGCTATGAGGTTCACCAGCCCGCTTGGAAGGTTCTCCACGGTTTCAAGGGTGATAGCGGGGTTCGCCTTGCTGAGGCATTTGTACACGTAGTGTAGGTTGAACTCGGTTCTATCCTTGTACTGCTCCAGCTCCGCGGCTTCCCTGTAGTTCAAAATGCAGTACTCCACGTAGCCGTCTGGGAACAAGCCCTCGCAGCCCTTCACGTAGACTCTGCGAACCGTGTCCGCGGCTCGAAGCACCTCTGGGAGTTGAAGCAGGTTTCGGGCTTTCTCCCTGTCAACCCGCTCCGCCTCCATGTCCCGCTCCGCTAGCTCTAGGAGCCTTCGCCTCCGCTCCTCGTTTATCTCTTCAAGACTCTTATCTTTCTCCTCGCTCACGCTTCTTCCTCCTCCATTCTTGGAACTCTTCAAACTCGTCTGCCTTCACCACTCGGAGGTGGCTTGTGCTGACGGTGTTGTAGATGACTTTGAAGTCCGGGTGGTCGTTTAAATGCTTCTTAAGCCGGAGGACGTCGAGGTAGGTTCCGCTCACCACCAAGCCGATGGTGACGTTCATCTTCAAGTCCTCGTCCTCCATCAACAGCTCCCTGACACTATACTTCCTGTAGCTCTCCACTCAAACACCACCTATAAATGCATCATGGCTTGAACCTCAATCATCCACCTGATCAGCCGGGGAGTCCGGTTCCCAGCCTGCTCGTTCAACTGACGGCCATACGTCAATGGAATCACCAAACCCACAGGCGGGGAAAACTTATCCCTGTTGGCGTTCAACAGCCTCCACACCTCGTTCTTCATATTCCACGCCCGCAGCTCCTGGGTGCGCGTCAAGTCGCCCCGAGGCACCCGAACCCAGATGTTCACCTGATACATGTCGGCTACGAAGGCTTTAAGGGGGCCCCCGGGCGTGTAGGGGCCGAACCACCTTGCGTCTGGGCTGAACCAGTGTGTCACCGTTACCTGGTTTTCCTGGGCCGTCGCCCTTGGGTCGTACCACTCCACGGTGAAGGCGATCTCCGAGGCGGGTGGGTCTGCCAGAGCCCAGTTTGCTTCAATCATGTCCCGTATCTGGGTGGCGACGCTGTTAACCGCCAACTAGCCCACCTCGATGTTGTGGAACCTGTATTTGTCGAGTATGTTTTTCTCGGCCCGTGTGATTGCCAGCGGGGTTCTGGTTAGGAGGCGTACCACTCGCTCGGACACGTTGCCGCTTTCAAGCACGGGTGTCACAACGTCTGGGAGCATTCTCCGCCGGATCATCTCTGTGAGGATGTTGGCCGACACCTGCGCGGTGACGTAGCGGATGTCCTCTGGGTAGGTGCCGTAGCCCCATGTTCCCACGATCTCCACGTTGAGCCTGCCGGAGCTGAACACGGTGGACTCGCTTGCCAGGTGTGTCTGGTAGACCTCTACGTTGTCCACGTCCTCGGCTACGCCGTCGATTGACAGCCCTGTGATGGCTATGAGGGGGAGGGGTAGGAGCTCCGCTGGCTCGGGGTCTCCTGTGTTTGTCTCCGCCTGGTTGCTGTACACCACGGATGCGCTTCTTGAGATGAGTTGAACCCGTTTCCCCGAGCCGTCCACCAGTATGGTTCCGTGGTTCAAGTAGAAGTTGTGGCCCACATAGTTGTTAACAGCGTCTATCGCCATGGGGATGAGTGTTCCGCTTATCCAGCCCTCGTAGGCCGCGTCTGAGGCGAATCCGAGTTGCTGGTATTCAACCTGTGAAAGGGTTTTAACGTCTTCAACGTCGCAGTAGAGACTCACACATACACCTCCCTGAAATCCCATTTACAGCCGTTCGCTTTGAACCACTCCACGGTTCTCCGGAGCCCCTCGTGGAATGATACCTCTGGCTCCCAGCCAGTGTGCCTGTGGAGCTTCGAGTAGTCGCATAGAAGCGTGTCCACGTCGAACGGCCTCAAACGGCTCTCGTCGACAACTATGTTAACACGCTCCCCCGGCCGCATAATCTCCGCCAGCATCATGGCTATATTCTCCACGCTCCACGCAACCCCGCTTCCACAGTTCACCACCTCACCCATAAGCGTCTGGCACTCCAACACATCCACAATCGCCCTAGCGCTGTCCTCAACGTAGGTGAAGTCCCGCTCAGCGTAGATGTTGCCAAGGTGAAGCGTGGAGCCATTGTTCAACTGCTCGATTATCTCCGGTATCACATACCTCCACGTCTCTTTCGGACCGAAACTGTTGTAGAGCCGAATCACCGTGGCGTCCAACCCGTAGTCCTTGTGGAAGGTTCTGCAAAGCGCGTCCCCAGCGTATTTGGAGACCGCGTAGGTGCTGTGGGGGTTGATGGGGTGGCTCTCATCCATCGGCTTGTCGGGGTCTTGGTTGGACCCGTAGACCTCGCTCGTGCTTATGTAGACTGTTCTGGTGTTGTGTTTCGCGGCGGCTTTCAACACGTTGAGGGTGCCGTTTGCGTTTATCTCGAAAAACTCTTTGGGGTGGGCGTAGCCGAACGGTATGTATGGGTTTGCCGCCATGTGGATGCAGGCGTCAACCGTCGCCATGTACGCCTCCACCATGCGGCTGTTCCTCACGTCTTGGGATGGGGACACGTAGATGTCGTACACTATTGGCTCGTAGCCGCGGCGGAGAAGCTCCTCAACCACGTGGCTCCCTATGAATCCCGCCCCCCCGGTTACGAGGACTCTTTCACCCATCTGCCACCCACTCCTTAACCGCGTCGCACACGTAAAGCGCCTCCTCCACAGTCATCGTGTTGTATATGGGGAGAAAAACCGTGTGGGTGCTCAGCCACCAGGCGTCCTCGCACCAGTTAACCATGGGAACCCAGCCTAGACGGGTTTCCACGCCCCTCCGGCTAAGCCAGTCGGCGAGGCCCTCTGGGTCGCGCACGTAGACTGGGAAAAGAGTGTTGGCGTGAACCGCCACATAGTCCTCGACTCTCTGGAACCCTACCAAGCCCTCCAACTCCTCCCTATACGTGGATGCTATTCTCCCCCGGTTCTCAAGGTATTTCTCTAGCTTTCTGAGTTGAACCCTGCCCACCGCGGCGTTTATGTCAAGAGGCTTGAAGTTGAAGCCCCTTGTGATTGGCTCCCACCGTTTAAGCGGGTTAAGCCCCTGGTTGCGGACCGCTCTGAGCATGTCGGCGAGCATCACGTCGTCTGTGGAGGCGCATCCGCCTTCAATCGTGGTGATGGTTTTAGCCACGTGGAAGCTGTAGCAGACGATTCTATCCCAGAACGTGTTACTCGGGTTCTTCACCCTGGCTCCGAACGCCTCAGCGGCGTCCTCGACAACCCTCTTCGCATCCTTCCACAGTTGCTGGTCCAGGGGGTGCCCCGCGTAGTGTATCGGGACAACTACCCCTCCATATTTCCCCGCCTCCTCGCGGAGAAGCAGACCAGTGTCCCTATCAACGGAGCCGTAGCGTATATCTTTAACTCCCGCGGCTCTGACGGCGTTTATCGTGGCGTAGAAAGAGTAGGTTGGGATGGTTGCGGGTTCTCCGTCGAAGCCGTCGAGGGCTATTATGGCTGCTGTTATGGCTGAGGTTCCGCTGTTCATAAACACGTTGTAGCGGAGCCCCGTCACCTCCGCCAACTCGCGCTCGAACGCCTCGGTTTCACGCCCCATGGTCAGCCACCCTGAGTCTAGGACTCGCTGGACTGCTTTCTTCTCTTCCTCGCCCCAGTCGGGTTTGCTCCAAGGTATCTTCAACTTTCTCACTCCTCTAGCTCCAGCCACGGCACCCGCCTCAGAACGGGGTGTCTGCGGCTCCGAGTTGGGTGGCCGTACGTGTTTAGCTCTCCTATGAGTTCGCCGTGGTCGGCTGTGACTGTGAAGCCTCCGTCGCAGTAGAGCCACTCGGCGTCAAGTATTTGGCGTAGTGCTTGTCGGGCGCTGTCCGTGTAGAGCTTCCGCAGGTAGCTCCACCCGTTTTTGTTTCCATAGTTGGTTAAGGCGTTCACCACCCCGTCTGAGACAGGTGTTTTAAGCCGCTCTAGGAACCGTAGCCCTTCCTCGGTTACGTAGGGGAGGTGTGGGGGGATGGTGTGTATTAGGAGTCGGCAGTCGCCCCCGTACTCGGATGAGATGGCCAGTGCTTCGCCCAGCACCTCGGTGTTGCCTAGGATGCCTCTCCACGAGTTTCCCCACGTGTTCACGGTTCTCCATTTTCTCCACAGCCCTATGGCCCGCCGTAGCCGTGGAAGCAGGCGTCTGTAGTGGGGCTTCCAGTAGACGGGTGTGTTTGACACCAATACGGCGTCGTCGAAGACCCCTGCGTTGAACGTGTTGTTGATCCAGACGCCTGTGTCGCACCCCGCGCTCCAAACCTCTCGGAGCCTTCCTGGGCATCCCTCTTCCTCCCAGAGCTGTTTGAAGACGTCGAACCTGAAGGCGTCCATGACGACGATTTTCCTCCAGTCTCCTCGCAACAGGTCTAGCTGGTTCTCCAAGCCTCTACCTCCATTTCTCGGATTCCACCTCTATGTTGCTGGGGAGGTTTATCGCGGGGTATTTGGTGCCTGGGCCGACAGCAGTGTAGCCGAGGGCTTCAAGGTATCTGACTTTGTCTACGAGCTTCTTGAACCTGTTGTGGTTGAACACGGTTATGAACTCCAGCCGCTCTAGGCTTATGCCGTTTATGGTTCGCTTCCGCTTCGCCTCCTCCAAGTCCTCCTCGCTCACCGCGATGGAGCTAACCATGTGTAGCTGGTACAGCTTCCTAGCCCTGTCCTCCACCACGTGGAACCCCATATACACCTTCATGTTTCCCCTTCTCCAAACCTGTTCCACGGCTCAACCTCGCTGAACTTCGGGTTGTGGTGCGCTGGGTTCCCAGCGACAACCGTGTTCTCCGGCACATCCCTGACAACCACCGCCCCCAAGCCGATGACGGCTCCGTCGCCAATCGTCAGGTTCGGGGCGACTGAGGCTCCCTGCCCTATGAACACGCCTCTGCCAACGGTGACTCCTCCGCAGAGGCTCACCCTACCAGTGACTATGCTGTAGTCCCCTATCTCAACGTCGTGCTCCACGTTGCAGAGGTTGCCGATGTCCACGTGGTCGCCTATCACGGCTCTGCTGCACACCACGGCGTTGGGCCTGATAACCACGTCCACTCCAAGCCTCTTCGGGTTGGTCACCACCGCAGACTCGTGTATCAGGACTCCCCACCAGTAGCCCACCCCTGCGTCCCTGCAAGCCTGCTCGAACATCCTGACCTTCAGGCGTTTGTCCCGTGGCTCCCCGATGAAGCTGTGGGCGAAGAGGTTCCCCGTTTTCAACACCTTGTCGGACACTGGTTTGCCCTGCTTGGCCTCTCCCACGTACATCGGCTCCTCGAAGAACTGCACCACCTCGTCCCACAGGTTGAATGTGTGACACGTGTGGCTAGCCTTCCTGCCCGCGCCTATGATGACTCTGCTAACAACGCTCTTCATCCCCTTGTAAGCCTCCCGTAGACGTAGAGTTGAACCATGTCCCCGTAGAGCTCCTCCGGCTCAACCACTCTACCAGAGTCAGTTATGAATGGAGGCGGCTTGAACCCAGGGTTATAGTACTTGCTCCCAGGGACGTATTCCAAGGCGTGGTGTAGCTCCCCGAGCCGCGTGAGGTCTGCGTGCCATATCTCGATCCCCGGGTCTGCCCACACCTCGTAGCCCTTCTCCCGCGAGTCGTTGCAGAACTGCATGTGGGGGTAGGGGTCGCGGTAAGCCGTCTCCAAGAGTGTTTCCCGCTCCACTAGGAAGGCGGTTCCCACGCTGTCGAGCCGTAGGGGTTCCCCGTTGTTGCGCGGGGGGTTGAACGGGTGGAACCTGTAGCCGTTGAGCCTGTAGACGAATGTGTCGTAGAACATTTTCCCGGGGGCGTGGTATTTGACGTATGGGTAGGGTGCCACGATGTTTTTACCGTGTTTCAGGAGCCTTCTAACCGTGTTCTTGGGGGCGTCGATGACGTCGCTGTCCCACATCAACACGTGGGTTTCATCGCCGTCTCGGAGGATTTTCCTGAAGTCGTTGTATATGAACGCTATTTCGGCGCTTGTGTGGACTCTGTGAGGAGGCTTCGGGCTGGCGTATACTTCAACCTGCTTCGGCGAGGACTCCGCCCACTTCCTGAGTATGAGGAAGGACTTGTCCGTGCTACGCGTCTCGAAGCTCACCACGACTCTGGCGACCTCTTTGAAGCGTTCAAGCACCTCGATGGTTTTGGGGAGCCACGGCTCAGCGTTCTTCACAGGCATGAAGGCGACTACTCTGGTCTTCAAATCAGCCTCCTCCCCCGCGGAGACTCGTCGCTCGGGTTGATGTCCTCCCTGAGCATCTCTATGAGGTTCACCCACAGGGGGACAACCACGTTGTCCCAGTCATACTGCTCGGCGAAGTCGCGGCTCTTCTCTCCGAGGCTTTTAACCTTGTCAGGGTTGTTGTAAGCGTCCTCATACGCCTTGGCGATTTCCCACTCGTCGGGTATGAACTGGTTGCTCAGCAACGTCGTAGGCTCCCACGTCTTAGGCTCCACGATCCAGCCCTTCCCCTCAACGAGCTCCACCATGCTGGTGCTCCTCGTCGCAACCACGGGCACCCCGCAGCTCTCAGCCTCTATGATGGGGATGCCGAAGCCCTCGTTTCGGCTCGCCATGGTTAGAACGTCGAAGCACTGGTACATCTTCGCCATGTTCCTCTCACTCACCCCGCCGTACATGTAGAAGGGGTGGGTGTACTTGATGTACCGTGAAACCCCCACTAGGTTGGCGTAGTGGTCGAGGTGGTACGCCCCGGGGAACCTGGGGTTGGTGTGCCAGAAAACCCTTGTGTCCCGCTTGGCGTCGGGGTTCTGCTCGAAGAAGATTTTGAGGGCGACGAGCTCCCTGTCGAACCCCTTCCGCAGAGTGTCCTTGTTGCTCGCCACCTTGCCGATGATGAAGTCGTCCACGCTCCACTCGGCCGGCTCAGGTGTAAGCGGGACGCTTATCTTGTCTATGAGCCACCGCCTCTGCTCCTCACGGCTATCCACGGGGACGTAGGTCTTGGTGTCGACTCCGTGGGGGATGTAGCTTGCGTTCACCCCGTTCAGCTGAAGCTGCTTCAACCCGAACTTGCTCATAGCCACGCAGTGGTAAGCCTGCTTCGCCTGGTTGAGGATGGGGACTGGGATTGGGTCGTGGTCGATTGGGATTATGGGCACCCACCGCGGGTGGAGCTTGGCGAACCAGTCTTTCTCACCCCTGTAGAGAGGGCTGTCCCCTATCCAGACGTCGAAGAGTGTGACCATGATGTCGGGCTTCCAGTTGCGGCAGATTAGCTCGGCGGCGTCTATGCCGAACTGGTCGAACGCCTTGGGGAAAACCTTAAGCCCGTTCATGTTGATGGCGGCGCCCTCTAAGCCGTAGAATGCGAGGCACGCCACGTCGTAGTGTTTGTTCAACGGGTAGACGACGTGTTTGGTTCCCACGCCGTACCCTGTTCCGACGAAGGGGGCGTTGCTCCACCACAGTATTTTGAAGTCCTTGCCCCTGGGCTTGATGTCCGCGGCTGGGACGTGTTTCACCGGCACCCGTTTAAGGGTTTCCCTTTTGAAGTATGCTGTGAGGCTGTGGTCGTGTCCATCCGCCCAGAGGGAGTCGTCGCTCGTGGTTGGGGACAGGTGCTCCCTGACGTCAACCGGCTCGAACCCCCTCTCCAGGAAGCGTTGAATCCACCAAACCTTGCTGTAGACGCTGAAATGGGTTTTATCCTGCCCGTCGGACATGTCGGGGTGCTCGTCGTCAGGGTTTATCGGGACGTTTATGACAACCCAGTCCGCAACCCTGCACGCCTCGCTTATAGCCTTGTAGAGGTCGGGGACACGGATATGCTCGAAGATGTCCAGCGCGACGGCGAGTGTGAACTCCCTGTCCCCCCACTTGGAGAGGTCACAGACATCCCCACAGTAAACATAGTCCTCATAGCCCTCCGCACAGTTCTCCACCGCCCACTCGCTCAGGTCTACGCCAACCGCGTGGACACCAGCCTCGTGGAAAGCCTGAACCATGTAGCCCCTGGCGCACCCGAGGACGATGGCTGACTCTAGCTTCGGGATGCTGTTCAAGAAAACCCTAACCGTGGCTCTGTCCCGTTCGAGGTACCTCTCATCGTAGGGTATGAAGCTGCCTACTCCGTAGTTGCTTCCCTCGCCCCTGAGAAAATAGCCCTCGCCGTAGAACTCTTTCGGCGCAGAGCCCTTGAAAACCTTGCTACTACTACGCTTAACCAGACTACGCATCCTCCAAAGCTACCGCTACTGATACCGTTAACACACACAGGCTTTTAACCGTAACTTGAAAAAAAGGGGGAACGACCAGCCGCAAGGGCTATGGATGGGTGTGTTAAGCCTCCACAGACTCTATCCAGAGGATGCCGTCTGGGTGCAGACACACCCCGCCATACCTTATGTCGGCGATGACCCACCGCTTCCGGTAGCGCGGACTGTACTCGGACTCAATCGTGATTCCGTGCTTGATAGCCCCCGCCAAAGCGCCCTTCGCAAGCATAAGGCTCCTGTAGGTGCCTCCGCCGACGTGTAGGGTGCCCTTCGGAGTGGTAACGATCTCCAAGCCGTAGGCGGTTTCAAGCCGTCCGCCGGAAACCACGTCCCTACTGCCAAACCTGTTGGCGTAGGTGAAGTTGGTGTCCTGCATCAGGCTGGTCCATGGAACGGGGTGCATGATGAGCACGGCGGGCTGGTAGGTTCCAGCCAACATGGTGCCCATGGCCTCAAGGATGAGGCTGCCCGTCATGGGGCCGGTGCTTGACACGGTTCCAGCGTTGGTGCAGCTCAGCGCCACGTTGAAGAAGTAGTTGTCAACGCAGACAGCTAGGCAGCTACCCAGGCCCTCGTTCAAAGCGTCAACCAAGCCGACTTGGACGTCCTCAATGTCATCCTTACAGATGGTGTAGGCACACGCGTCGTGCTCCAGCGTTATGGCGGGGCACGCTATGGTTGCAGCGGTGGTGCTTGGCTCGTCGCAGCTCAAGTCCACACAGGTGGCGGGGCCAACCCGCACGATGTGAACCTTGTCACCTGGCTTCCCCTCTATCTCGTCGTACCAGTTCATGAACCAGGCTCCGAGGAACACGGAGCCGGGGTACACGTGGTCGCGCTCGATTTTGTCCGCCCATATCTCTGGGATGGCGCAGTCTGGGCTTACGGTTCCAATGGCCTCAGACAGATAGTATTTGTGCTCCTTCGAGGACTCGTCGTACACGGCTTTGGCTACTTTGGAAACGTCTTCGTACTGGTAGTCATCAACCCCAATTCTGCCCTTGAAGCTTCTAAGCCTCTCGGCGATTCCGACTCTGTAGTCGAACTCCTGTGGCTCAGCGTTTGCCTCTGGGCTGCTCTTAAGCTCACCGGGCTTCTCCAGTTTCTCCAATACTTGCTCCATGACGGCTGCCAAGTCCTGCTTGATCTCTTCTTTGAACTCGCTTAGGTCTAGCTCTATTACTGGCTGGGTGTTCTCTTCAGTCAATTTCTCTGTTCACCTCTCTAGTGTTGGGCGTTTTTTATCGACGGCGTGCCCGGTGCTAGTCCGTCGGGTGCCGGAATTTATTGTCCGCAGGCACCTGTGCGGAGTCTCCCCCAGTTGGGGGTTGACCGTTCACCCACATGTAAAAAAGTGGGGGGGTTGTTAGACGTGTCCGCCTAGGCTAGGGGCCTAGGGGGTGGACACGGCGTACATGTCGAAGGCGATTTCCTCGATTACGGCGGCCTCGCTTTCAGTCTCCATTCCGGTTATACGGTAGCTCTTGATGGCTATGCTTCCAGCGATCTTCCCGCAACCAGCGGTTCCCCTCGGGTAAATCGTGGCGGCGTAGTCGGTGTTGTTCACCATGAAGACGTCGAGCCAGTCTCCGCAGAGGTAGGCTTTCCTCGCGACGCCCTCGTAGTTTCTCCTGCCCTTAAGTATCTGGGTTGGGTCGTAGGTGCCCATAGCCCTCCAAGGGGTTTGGCTTCTGTCTCCGCTGAACTCTATGCCGGTTAGCAGGGCTATCATAGTTCCGCCGATGCTGAGCTCGCCGACAAGTCCTTCAATCGCTTCTGTCGCACTCATTTCTCTTTACACACCTCCTCCTATGCTTTCACCTTTATCCGCTTCGGCTGCTTGGAGAGCTTCCTCTTCAAGTCGCGGATCGTCTCCACAAGCTCGTTGTTCCTCTCTGTGAGTTCCCTGAGCTTGGCGTAGGTTTCAATCTGGCTCTTACTGGCCTCGGCACGTATCTTGCTGGCGTCGTATATCTCCTGCTGTAGCTTGGAGATTTTCTCCAGTAGCAACGCGTTTTCCTCGGCGATTCTGCTTCGCTCCGCCTCGGCGTTGATCGCCCGTTGAACCGCCTCAGCCTTCTTAGCGGCTTCCTCGTCTCTCTGGCTTATCGCCGATGCGAGGCGCTCCTTCAACGCGGTGACCTCGCGGGTCAGCTCCTCGTTGTGCTTGGCGTGTGTGTCAAGGCGCTCCTTGTAGTAGGCCACGTCTTTGTTTCGCTCCTCCAGCACCACGTTGAGCTTGACGACTTCGCTTCTGAGGCTGTCAACCTCGCTTCTCTGTCGTTCAAGCTCCTCTCGGAGCCTCGCGTTGTCTGCGGTTAGCTCTGCGACTCGCCGCTCCTTCTCGGTGAGCTGGCTGGCTTTCTCAGCTAACTCGCTGAGGGCTTTGTAGGCTTCCTCGCGCTGCTTGTTCGCCTTCTTAACCTCTTCTAGGAGGCGCTGCTCTTTCTCGGCCAGCCGTTTCTCGTAGTCGGCCTTCAACGCCTGTTTTTCAAGTTCCTCCATTGTTGCTTCTCCTATTGTTCTACCCGCCTCGGCGGGGGTTTCTATGGGCCTGCCGTCTGTGCAGGCTGGGTCTGTTCTACGCACATACACGTTTACGCCTGTTAGCCTCGTGGCGAACTCGCATACACCGACGTCTGGGCCGAGTGGCTTGTCCACCCTGGTCACCACTGTGCTGTCTGGCTGGTTGACATCCTTTGCGATGGTCTGCGTCTCGGATTCGGTTGGGGTGAAGTATCTGCACTGTCCGCAGGTTTCCAAGCCGTAGAGCTGTTCCTTGACGTCTGTGTTGCATACGCTGCTTTCGATTTTGTCGCTGTGGGCCTTGTTCCACGCTCTGACGGCGCTGCATAGTTTTCTCCGCGCCTCTGCCTTGGCCTCTGCTGAGAGCTTTGTCTGGGGGAGCCTTGCCAGTGCGTTGAGTAGGTGTGGCTTGTCGATTCTGCCGTTTTCGTCTCTGTATGGTAGGTGGCGTAGGCTCCTTGGAACTGTTTTGCCTTCGCTGTCCTTCTTGCCTCCTGGCTCGATGTATGCGAAGCTGCTGTCCGGCAGGTTGTTGATGTACGCGGTTGTCCACTTGGCCTCGGCTACGTGTGCGTATTGTTTCTCACTCATGTTTTCCTCACTCTCCCTCTCCACTCTCAGGCTCTCAACGAGGCTTCGGCTCATGCTTTCGTTCAGTGGAAGCGGCTCGATGTATGTCAGGGGGTCTCCTGGGAGGGTTACGTCTCTCTCTAGGAGTGCTAGTGCCGTGAAGTTCCACTTGCATGGCTTTACTCCGTTCTCCGTGTACTCCACGCTCCGCGGTACTCCCTCTATGCTGGGGTGCATTATGTCCCCGTTTTCAATCATCCGCTGTATGTCGCGCTGCTTGTTGTCTATGCGGATGATGCATTCAACCCTGTTGTCCTCGAACACGGCGTAGTCCACCCTGTTGTCTGGGAAGGGTAGGAAGCGTTTGTGGTCGTGGTTGATGTTTATGGGTCGCCACGTGAGGGTTCCAGCTACTCTGCTGAGCTCCTCGGCGTCGGTGTAGTCGTTGCGGTTCATAGATATGTTGGCTGTGAGGGCGACGCATCGATAGTATTTCCCGCCTTTGTCGCTCTTCACGTAGCTGAACAGTGGTTCGTCGAGCCAGTTGAACGACTCGCAGAGGTCTCCGAAGCACTCCACGAGTTGGGCTTGGACGCTGTAGGGCTTGGTGTCGTCTAACCCGTGCTTCCTGAGCCAGGCGTAGAAGTATTCCCGCCCCTTCTCCTCGCCGTACTGCTTTATGAAGTTGTCAAGTATTCTCTTGAAGTCTGGGTGCATAGGCATTTAACTCATCCCCCTCACTGTGTTTCCACCTCGTAGAACTCTATCTCCATACTCACCTCTGTGTCAGAGTTGTCGGCGTAGAACCGCATCAAATACTTGTACGCTGGGTTGAGTATCCACTCACTCCTCATAGCGGTCTCGGCTCCGAACTTGGCCCCCGGGGCGCTTGCGCCAACCGCCCTTGCCTGTAGGAGTGTCCCGAAGTCCGTGACGTTGCCTCCGACCTTGATGGTTGCCCCCGCCGTCTTCGCTGAAAGCCTGTTGTTGTTGAACGGCGTCACCACGGTGCCCCCGCTGTGCGTGATGTTCTCATACATGTCGGCCCAGCCGCCTCCCTTGGCGACCACCACGGCCCCCACATGCATCTCCGTGTTGGCGGCTGGCTGGATGACGAGTAGCAGGGCGTTGCTGGTTCCGGCTCCGATTGTCGCCGCCGCCGAGTAGGTGTAGAAGTTTCCGTCGTGTATCTGCTTGTGGCTTTCAAATATTGCTCCAACGGTGTCGCTGGCCTCGTCCCTTGTTAGGGGTATGCCTCCAACCATGTATTCTATGAGGTCCATGAGGCTCATAATGTTCTCCACGCGGCTCGGTGCACTCATCTATACGGCACCCCCATGTACTTGCTCATCAGATACACGGTGCACTCCCGATAGTTGAGGCAGGTTTTGGCCACGCGGATGGGCTTCCCACGGGCGTAGCACCACAGCCCAGTTGAGCTATGTGCGCCCGCGGGGGGTTCTCCCTGGTAGGGGCAGCTGCTCGGCTCCCCGCCTCCGCTGCATCCGCATGGCTGTTCCCCTTGTGTCTCGGCCTCCTCCTCAGCCACGGAGGCTTCAACACTTTCCTCGACGCTTGCCTCCAGCGCTTCGGCTTCCTCCTCAAATGGCTCCTCAACCCCAGCCACATCGATGTATCTGGGGCACTCCCAGTACTCGCCCTTGCAGAGCTCTGTGTCGCTGAGCTTCTTCCGCCTCCCGTAGCACGTGCAGTAGTAGCCCGTGCATGAGGCGCAGGAAAGGGACTGGTTGAACAACAGGTATGGGCATTCACGGTTCTCAGTCATTATAACACCTCGTCACGCGGGTCTCCCCCCTTCTCAGGTGGCTCCGGTTTCTCCGGCATGTGGATGTCGAGCCCGCTTTTCTTCAGCACCTCGTAGAACTGCTGTAGCTGTATGAAACCGGTGTTTATCCCGGTTTGGAGGAATCGTTCGAGCTGTATTCCGCGGAACTTGGGGTTCTCGGCGTTCCACAGTATTCTGGGGACTGTTGAGAGTCCGTTGAGCTCGATTAGGGGTTTGTAGAGCCCTAGCTCTGTGCTTCGCTTCACCTGTCGCTGTATCCCGGCGATGTTGCGCTCCACGAGGTCTAGCAGCACCTCTGCGCTTGCCTGGGTGGTTTGCCTCCAGTAGTCGAGGTCGCCTGCGAAGAGGCTTTTATAGATGAGGCGGTCGATGTACTCGATGTACTCCCAGAACTTGACGTCTCCTTGCACTTCGACTATTTGGGCGATGCTCTCCATCTCCTCTGGGGTGAGTCTGCCGAGGAAGATGTCCTCGTCCTCGTCCCGGTTGGCGATTGCCTCCTTCAAACTGGTTTCGTCGCGCATGGTTTTCCAGATTATGAGTGGGGCGAGCTTCCTGTCGAGGAGTTTGTCGATGGTGTGAAGCGTGTTCTGCTTGGTTCTGAGCAGGGACTCGATGGGCTTGATGATGCTCTGCCCCCGCTTGTCGTTTGCGATGTTGTAGATGCTGAACCACGCGAGGTTCTCGCCGCTTATCTCCACGGTTTTACCGTTCACACGCTGGACGATGTGGTCGATGCCATGGTACATCGCCCCGTCGCCCTCGTCGAGCACAATGTCTTTAACCGTCTTAGGGTGGATGATCCTCGCCCGGCACTTAGACGGGTACTTCTTGTAGCTTATCTCCACAGGGCAGAACCCGGCGACCAGTATGTTCCGGGTGATGTTTGGGAGCATGAAGTCGAGGTTCAACACCTCGCCAAGCTCGTCCACCAGCCGCAGCTCCTCGGGCGGCGTCTCAGGCAGCTCGCTCGGCGCGACGCCTGGCATCGTGTTGATGTAGCCCAGCCCCGTGCTGAACTCCGCCAGCATGTTCACCGCTGTGAACACGGCTCCATCCGTCTGGTACCACAAGTAGTAGCCCGACACGCCCCTTGGCCGCTGAGCAGGCTTCCGTCCGCCCAGCCCTGGGCCGGTGGAGACGCTGATGGATTTCAACGATTCGCGGGGCTCCACTGGGCCTAGGACGCGTGTGCTGAACTCCTCCAACGCGGCTATGAATCTATTCGGCTTCCTGTTCAACTTCCTTCTTCCTCCGCTTATACTTCTCGACGAGTGCCTTCACGTAGTCGCTGGTGTCGGGTTCAATCAGTATCATCTCGCCGCACACGCATCTGATCCAGTGGGGCGGACAGTTCGGACACCCCTTCGGAATCACCCGCCCGCATTTACATCTAGCCATTTCACATTCACTCCAAGGCCCCGTGGGCCTCCCTCCAGGTCTCCCCATCGCTGCGGAACACGGTTCCACACGCCTCGCATTTAAACAGGTTGCTGTCAGGCGTGCCCCGCCTACCAGCCGGGCCTATTCGCCTGATTGAGACGACTTCGCCGCAGGGGAAGTGCCTGTAAACCCATTTACCGTTCTCCCTGACGCGTCTCACCCCGCCGGGGCAGCAGATGAACTTCGGGTTGAAAGGCATCTACCTGTTCCTCCTACCGGTTGAAGCCGATATGCCCCCCGTCAAGCCGCCGCTGTAGACCGCCCAGGCGGCTAGGCCGAGGGCTATCACGCAGTCGTCGTGCTTCCCAGGGCTGGCCTCGTATCGGATGGTTCCGCTGGGCAGCACGGTGAAGGTGAATGCGTCGAGCTCGTCCACCAGGGGCTTCACCTCGGGGTCAGGCGTTACGCGTCCCGCGGTCTGCGTCCCCGGTATGGTGACCCGTTTCTGGTCGATGCAGAGGCTTAGGTTCTCCACGAGCCGCCTCTTGGACTCGTTGGTGAACTTGTAGCCCCGTATCAACACGCCCTCGTTCATCAACTCGTCGTACACGGGGTCGCCGACCCCGCTGGTGTCCATCACGATTGGGGCGGGGACATAGGTGCTGTAGAGCTGTTGGAACCTTTTAACCTCTCTGCGAACCGTTCCCCAGTCCAGCTGGCGGAACCTGCGGAACCCCCGGACGTGGCCCCTGTCGTCCATCGCAACCAGCACCGTCCAGTCCGTGGTTTTGGCGAGGTCGACTCCAACCACGTAGGCCCTGTCAGGCTCAGGGGGCCCCAGCTCGCCTCCGATGCACGCGTAGACGTCGCGGAACACGTCTCCCCCGCCCTTCAGGAACTCGGCGAGAATCTCCTGCCGGTAAACCAGGTCGGGGAGCTCCCTGGCCAACACGTCTATCTCCTCCCTGCGGAGGTATCCGCCCCGCTCCAACGTGTTCTCGTAGCTCGTGTAGCTCCAGCTCTTATACTCGGGGTGGTTCACCGGGTCCTGGCCGCGGAGCCACATCTCGTAGAACCAGCCCCGGCCCTTCGGAGTCCCAGCCACCATAGCCCACCCCGACTTGTCGATGAGGCTGGGCCTCAGCTCCTCGTCCCACCGCCGACCGGGGAAGCTGCCGCCCTCGTCAACCACCAAGCCGTCCAACCCGCTGCCCCTGAGACTGTCCTCCGTGTTCGCGCTGTGGAAGTAGATCTCCGAGCCGTTCCACAGTCGGAGGTAGCGGATCACGTTCTCCCGCTCGAAGCTCCGCTCCGCAATCAAATCCACCGGCGTCGTCTCCCTGATCGTCTGGCTCGCCGGGATAAGCTCCTTGTAGATCGAGGCCACCCACCAGTACAGCCCCCCAGGGTTCTCCAACGCGTCCTCCAAGAGGCAGAGCCACAGCAGCCTGGTCTTCCCGAACCGGCGGCCAGCGCTTAACACCTTGAACCTGTGGGGGTCGCTGTAAACCTCGTACTGCGCCGGGTGAAGCCTGAACACGAAGTCCCTCGGCTCAGCAGGCTCAACCCTCTTCGCCTTCCTCGGCACCGTCCAAGTCCTCCCCAGGCTTCACCACCACAAGGCGGTGGACAACCTCAGCCCTAATATCGTTGCTCGACTTCCTCTCCACAACGTAGGGGAGAATCGCCACAAGGTCGCGGAGACTCGGCTCCCCGTGCTCCACCTGCTCATAGATGCGACGCTTAACCGCCTCCGCAACCTCCTCGAAGTCAACCCTGGGGAACCGCCTCAACGCCTCCCTCCGCAGCTCCGCAGCCCAGTCATACCGCACCCCGCACAGCTCCATAACCTCCCGCACCGACGGAAACCGGCCCCGCTCCTCCACGAACGCCGCGATCTTCAACAGCTTAGCCTCAGTGCTCGGAGCCCGCCCACGACGCTCCCGGTAGTCATACCACGAATCATAGCCACGGGGAACCCTACGAACCACCCCCACCACCCCCCCCGAACAGCCTCAACCAAAACCCGGCAACCCCAACCAAACCCACCGCCGCACCCCGCCCCAGCACAGCCACATCCACACCCAACAACCGCAGCAAACTCAACACACCAACCAACAACCCCAACAAACTACCCCCCACCAACCAACCCAACAAACGCCGAGCCGCCACCCACTCAGCCCTCAACCCAGCAACCTCACCAACCAAACCACCCCCACCCTCCACAAACAAAACACCCCTCAACCCAGCCAACTCACCGTCAACACGAACCGCAAACCGCTCAAACTCATCCCTGCCAACACACTCAAAACCCAAACCCCACACCCCCGGAAACAAGGGAAACAACAGAACAAATAAACCAACACACCCACAAATAAAAACATAACCCCACCACCCCAACACCACCCCCAACCACAAAACCCAAAAAAACAAAACAAAAACAGAAAAAACCCAAAAAAAACAAACACAAAAACCAAAAAAACAAAAAACAGACACCACAAAACCAAAAAACAAAAAAATAGACGCCACGACTATTCCGCGCGTTTTGGGTTTGGCTTTATCGCTGTCCCCTATGGTTGGGGGTTGGGTTTGGGTTGTTGGTGGTGGTTTTCCTGGTGTGTGGGGGGTGGCGGGGGTTTGGGTGTCCTGTGCTGCAGCGATAGGCTTATATGTGTGTGGGGTGATTATATGGGTGATAAGGCATGGGGAAAGGTGTCTTAGATGGGAATCGCGGGGACCGTGTGTGTCCCCGGTGCGGGGGCGCCGCGTGGTCCCTGCTTGTTCAGGGCTCTTCCGGGCGGTTTGACACAGTGTGGGGTGTGGATTGTCCCCGCTGTGGGGATGTAAAGCTCTAAACCCCTCTATCTTTTTTGAACGTTTGTTTAGTGTTTCGCTGTTTCGCTGAACACGGGCCTGGTTTTCGCTCCACCTCAACGTTTAAAAGCCGCCGCCCCCCACCTCTGGCTATGGGTGAACCGTCCCTACTCGACACCCTCCTGGAAAACAGGGACGCATTGGAATACGCTCTCACCATGCTGAGGAACCAGGTGGAGGGCTTCATGTGGGAGTACGAGTGTAGACGCAGACTCGAGGAGCTTGGCTTCGAGGACATAGAGCATATGCCCAAATACACGCCCATATACGACTACAGGTGCACGCGCAACGGCGAAACCTACTTTATCCAGTGTAAGCTCCACGGGTTGAAGTCGTTCAGGCTTGGGGGCAGGGGAAACCGGGAGCGGTTGGCTAGATTCCTCTTGGAGGAGGGGAACCTAGACCGCTTCCTGGTTTTCGGCAGGGACACGGGGCTTCAACGGCTGGACGGGGGAGCCGTGGCCAAGCTCTCGAAGATCCTGGAGGATGTGGGTAATGCTGAACCAGCGGCGGTTGGGTGTGAGCCATCTAACCAGTTGAAACAGGGGGTTTATTTTCTAGAGGATGGGCGTGTTATGAGGGTTGATTTTATCTTGTAGTAGATTGGGAGAGCCCGTTTAATGTGTGTTTTGTGTGTTGTTTGGTTGTTGGGGTTTTTGTGGGTTGGGTGTGTTTGTGTGTTGGGTTGGTGGTGTGTCTGGTGGTGGGGGTTGGGTTTGGGTGTGATGTGTTTGGGGGGGGTTTTGGAGAGAAAGAGGGTTGGCCGTAAGGCTTATATGTTTGTTGGGGTTATTGTGGGGTGGATGAGGAATGGAGTCTGTGGATGTGGGGTTTAAGTATCGGGATTGGGTGAGGCATCACTACAACTTTTTGACCCCTGAGGTTGTGAGGTATGTGGTGAGGGGGGGCTGTGTTGTGGAGCTTAGTCGGGGTGACTGGTTGGGGAGGCCGTTGTATGGGGTGACGTTGCTTCTCAGGCGGGTGCCTGGTGGCTTCGAGTCTGTCAGCGATTTTAGTCGTTGTTTTGAGGATTTTGGTGAGGCTGAGGTTTATTTCAACCAGTTGGTGGAGTCTCTTCTTTAGCCTTTTTTTGTTTCCCTTTTTTTATTGTTGGTTGGGTTGACGGGTATAATAGGTGTTTTCAGCCCCCGTTTTGCCTATTATGCTCGGCGGTCTGCCTCTATACACCGCAAACCTTAAATATTTAGCTCTGGTTTTAATGGTTGAGGTGATGTGGTGAAATGGGTTACTACGTGACCATCCAAAAATGCCGTTTGGAGCCAAACGGTTTGAAGCAGATTCCCCCAGGGGCCGAGGGTGGCTGGGTGTTATCCAAGGGGTATGTTGAGCCCGTGGACTATTATTTCAAGTGGAAGGGGGGTGACTGGTTCGAGGAGGAGTTGGTGGCGTTAGCAAAGGCTGGGGTGACTGGTGAAGTGGAGCTTATAGGCGAGGAGGGTGAACGCTGGAAAACGACGCTGAGATTGTGTATCCCTCGAAGCCCAGCCAGGTTCTAAGCTAGGAGGCGGCTGGATGAGCTTTGAGAGGCGTTTCAGCGGGGACGAGGATCGGTTCCAGGGTGTGGGTTGCCCGGTGGCTGACTCCTACTGTGGGCGTTGCCCTCGGACCAGTTGCCTCTACCTTATGGAGAGGGCTTTCCAGGAGTAGCCACATCCATTCTTTTTCCAAGGGTAAGGTTTATATATTGGCGGCGCCTCGTTATAGATGGGGGCGCCGACACCGCGTGGATAATTGGTGAGGCTACTCGGCTCTGGTCGCGGGGGCCGGGTAGGTGATGGCGAACCGAGCGGCCCGTGGGTGGATGGGTAGGGTGGGAGTTGGGCGTAAGACTCGGATGTCCCGTGAGGTAAGTGCGACACGCGGCGGGACACCCCCCCTCTTCTTTTTTGGTTGGGTGGTGACTCAAGGGGTAAAGCTTATATATGTGTTGCGTCTCAGTGGTGGTGGATGTGGCTAACAGTGTTGGAGTTATTGGAAACCACGGATATAGTCGGCCTCCGAGACTACTTCCAAGTGTTGAACCGGGTTGTCGATGAGGCGACTCTGGGGTTCATCGAGGAGGGTATAATTATCCGGGAGTTGGGGGCTGGGAACAGGGCGTTGGTGGAGTGGCGGCTTGGGCCGGAGGCGTTCAACAGTTTCAACTGCCCCGATCCATTATATGTGGGGGTGAAGACTGGTGACGTGGTTAGGGTGCTGCGGAAGGCTTGGAAAAGCGATTACGCTTTGAGGATCGGCTACGATGCTGATAGGGGGCGCCTTGTGTTCGCTTTTAGGGGTGTGCTTAGGCGGCGGAAGTCGGTTGAAGCCCCCGCAACGGAGGCTGGGGATGTGCCTACGCCCCGCCTCATACACAAGGCTAGGGCTAGGCTGGTGTTGGATGATTTGAAGGCTGCGTTAGACGACTTCAAGGGC